TACTTTTACGACCACCACACCGATATTTGTGGTATAAACTGATTAAAGAACAGAGGGCTTATGTCAATTATTAAAAGATCAACTCCAAAAGATCGTTTCTATGCTCCACTTCGTAAAGTAGCTAGTGACTACGTTCCAATGCTTTTAGGTAGAATGCGTGTCCTGGAGACTAGAGCTAAAAGGGCACTTGAGTATCTTGATTCAGAAGAAGAGCAAGCAGAAGACGTTACAGAGGTCATGGAGGCTCAAACTAGTTTACATAGAACAGTACTTGAAGCTGGTACTTGTCAAGCATTGCTTAGTGCATTTATAGATTTATTACAAGATGACCGTAGAAAAATTATAGATAACAAATGTTATTTTTTAGGTAAGGATGGAGAGATAATATCGTTGTATGGTGATTTGCCTCCTGAAGATGAAGAAGAAGATGGGTTCATCAAGGGCAGATAAATTAATTATTCAACTTTCTCAGATAGATGAGATAGCAAAGAAAGAGTGTTGGAGTAGCGATAAAAAGAATGATGCTACCTCGAAGATCATTAATGATTGGAAACATAATGAACACGAGGAGCACCTGACCACTTAGTTGTTAATGTAGTAAACAACTCCACGATAAACAAGTTTAATTCGTTTCATCGTAACCTCCTGTAACTCAATCCCCGTTTCCTGATTGAGCTTCATGCGTCCGAAAGGATAAACGTGCAATTACATTATAGTATGTAATTTGTGGTAACAACCATTACATAAGAAAAACTTATTTGTTCTTCTTTTTTAAATAAGCTTTTGATGTAAGTTTTGATTTAGCAAAATCTTTTGCAGAAGGAGCACCTTTAGCACCTTTTGATCTCATTTTTTCACCACTACCTTCAGCAATTCTTTTCCTTTTAGCATGAATGTTGGCATACAAGCCTGGTCTACTCATTTTTTGTAGCCTCCTTTGCCTTTACCTTTACAAGAACCTTTACCTTTATGTGCCATTAGAAAATACCTGGAATAATTTGACCTGTAAGTGCATAAGCACCAATAGCAGCAGTTACACCAATCATTGCTGCCCAACCGTTAAAACGTTCTGCTTCAGGAGTCATAGTAATAAATATATATACATTATTAAGTATAATGTGGCATTAACAGAACAGTAACAACATCTTTCTTTAAAGGACAGTTATATTAGTGTCCTAATATATGTTCCATCTTTTTCGTCTTTAATTAATATTTGTTTGTCCTTTCAAAAAAGATTATGGCTAAGACTAAATTAAAGTTTTCAGGAACATTAACAGGATTTGTTCCTAGTTTTTTTGATACTCCAAAGTATCAAGGAGAACCAAGTGATTTTCGCATCAAAGTAACAGTTACAAAAGATGTCGATAAACTTTTAAATGAACTACAAGAAAAGTACGAAGGTTTATGTGATTGGTACAGAGATCAAACTGGCAAGAAAGGTTTTTATGATGAGCCTTGGATACAGAATGATGACGGTACAATTACCGTAAGACTTACTGCTAAACCTAAGTATGAGGAGTTTCCATTTCCAGTTGTCGATGGTGAACTTGTACCAGTTGATAAAGGATTGGTATTGAAGGAAGGTACTGAGGTAAACGTATCAACATTACTAATGGGTTACTCACCACGCAGCCCAAAGGGAGGCATGAGGATTAGACCACAAGCAATACAGATTGTTAAAGCGGTAACGCTTGATGATAGTAGTGATGCTGGTGATCTTAACTTAGACGAAGAGTTTCAAATTACAGAAGGATTTAAACAATCCAAGCCAAATGTACAAAAACCTGCTAGTGTTCCAGAGTGTGAGATCCCCGATCCTGACTTTTAGATTATGCCCAGACGATTCCATAAATACGGTAAACGAACTGTTGATGGTTTCAGGTCTGGATTTGAATCTAAGGTGGCACAGGATATGACTTCTTTAGGAGTTAATTGGTTGTATGAAAAAAGTAAATACAACATATTAATTCCTAGAAGTTATACACCAGATTTTGTTCTTGACAACGGAATAGTTTTAGAAGTAAAAGGCTATTTTGATGCAGAAGATAGAAGGCTCATTAAATTATTTAAAGAGCAGCATCCTGAAGTTGATATTCGTATGGTCTTTCAGAAGGCACATCGAAAATTAACTAGTAAAGGTCGCATGACATATGCTACCTGGTGTGAAAAGCACAACATTCCTTGGACGGAGGGTCCTAATTTACCCAAAAGCTGGTTGACTATGTTATAGTTCGGTTGGTAAGGGAAAGGGTTACCAAACCTCCAAGGACTTTAATCTTTGGAGGTTTTTAATTGTCTGTAATACACCAGCCTTGTCCTAATTGTGGGTCAAAAAACAATTTAGCAGTATATGAGGATGGGCATGGCTGGTGCTTCACTCCTGGCTGCAACACATACATTCCATCTACTCTTTCCGAACCAATGACTTCTTCAATAAAAGAAATAGAACCTGTAATAGGTAATTATGTACCTATTAAAAGTCGCAATATAAGCGTTGATACCTGTAAATTTTTTGGATACCAAAAAGGAATGCATGGAGGAGAACCTGCATATTATTGGGCTATCTACGATAACCAAAGAAGATTAACTGGTTACAAGATAAGGAAACCAAACAAACAATTCTTAATGCAAGGATCTAATCCTGATTCAAGGTTTCTTGGACAAGAGAAATGGGGAAGTGGAGGTAAACTCCTTGTAATTTTTGAAGGAGAGTATGATGCATTGTCATATGCAGAAGCAAGAAATAGATCTTGGGCTTGTGTCTCATTACCAAATGGTGTTGAATCAGGTAACAAAACATTAAAGGCACAGTTACCTTGGGTTCTTACATTTGAAACAATTATCTTATGTTATGACAATGATGAGCATGGTAAGAAAGCTGCTCAAAGAGACATACAACTGTTACCACCTCGTAGAGGCAAGATAGGTACAGTAGAAGGTTACAAGGATGCTAGTGAAGCATTAACAGCTAACGATAATAAAGCCATTATGAGAATGGTTTATGACGCTGTTGAATATGAACCTGATGGAATTGTTAACGCTTCTAAACTACTTGATAAAGTTTTAGAAGATCCTGAAGTACACTCTTATGAGTACCCTTATTCTTTTTTAAACGACAAGTTAAAAGGAATCCGATTAGGGGAATTAGTATTAGTTTGTTCAGGCACAGGTATTGGCAAATCAACTTTTGTTAATGAAATTGCGTATGACTTATTGGTACGCCAAGGGCAAACCGTTGGAGTTATCGCCCTTGAGGAAAATAACAGACGCACAGCTCAAAGATTTATTAGTATCAATCTTAACTATCCTATACACATCCACCGTGGAGACATCACCGATGAAGAAATCAAAAATGCATTTAGTAAAACCCTTGGGTCTGGTAGGTTATATCTTTACGACCACTTTGGCTCTCTTGATGTTAATACCATGCTTAATCGTATACGGCATCTTATTGTTAGCATGGGTTGCAGGTTCATTATTTTCGATCACTTATCAATACTCGTATCGGGTTTGGATGAGTCTGACGAGAGAAAAGCCATAGACAAATGTGTTACAAAATTAAGATCACTAGTAGAAGAAACTGGATGTTCTATGATTCTTGTGTCACACTTGAGGCGACCTCAAGGAAATAAAGGTTATGAAGATGGGCAACAAACAAGTCTTAGTGGGATTAGGGGTTCTTCAGCTATCGCTTGCCTTAGTGACATTTGTATCGGTTTGGAACGTGACCAACAGGATACAGAAAGTGGAGAAGGAACTGTCGTCCGTACCCTCAAAAACCGTTTTACTGGTTGGACGGGTGTTACGGGGAAGGTAAATTATGATGAGCACACAGGTAGGATGCTTGAACAAAATGTGGAGATGTAGAATACATAACTCCTGATAAAACAGAAAATGTAAATAAAGCTTTTTGTTTACGAGATATATCTACTATGAAAGTTTTATACACATCATTAAGAAAAAAGAATTTAATTGATGAAATGGATATAGTAGATATACAAGAACTTTACGGTAAAAATTAATGGAACTGAAACTTCTTGATTTATTTTCTGGTATAGCTGGTTTTT